TCCGGTAGCAAGGCCTGCCGTCGCCACATTGGAAACGATCGTTCCCGGGAGCGCGCCGACTGTCGTTTGAAGCGTGGTGATATTCGATGCATTCGTCTTGTTCTGAGCCGCGTTCTGCTGCAGGCTCATATTCAGCTTAGTTAAGTCCTTCTCCTGTGTTCCCGGAGCATAAACCATCAGGTCTCACCATCCGGTGAAACATCCGGCTCGACACCAGCGCAGTAGGTCCATGTCTGAGAGGGAATGCGGACCTTGAAGCGGGAATAGCGAGTGGACTTCCGCATATCGCAGCGGCCGGTTCTCGAATTGATTGCTACTTCAGTATTTGAAACAGCAAGGGCCTGTTGCGTCTCGCGGAAGGAACAGGAACCAAAGACGCTCGTTGCATCTGTGATCGGTCTAAAACCGTTCACATAGACGCGCTGGCCGTCCGTTCCCTGCTCGGCCGTCTCAAGGGTCGCCTCGAGATTAGAGCCCCTGAAGAAGCCCTGCTTGTGCGTTGTATCGAATTGCGCGATTTCCGGCTGAACGGCCGTGGAGTAGGCGTCGAGACTCAAGGTCAATGCATCGAGCGATGACGAGATGCTGTCGAGGTTTTCCAGCGTAAGGCCCGTTTGCGAAATCCCGACCAAGTACTCACCGGACATACTGATCGGGAAGAACCTGCCCAGCGTCTTGTCGTACCCAATAATCTTGTCGTATGTGCCAGCAGCACCAGCACCGGACTTGTAAGCCCAATAAACCCGCGTGCTGCGGGGATCCGAAGCGCCAATAAGGAGTTGAAGATTGGCGCTGTCGAGATCAAGCAGAAAGGTTCGGTCAACCTTTTCGCGCCCGATCTGCTCGGGGAATCCGCCCGGCTCGATCTTCTGAAATCCCACATTTGAATAAAAGAAGATCGTCGATCCCGATCGTACAATCGAATAAGGCGCGAACAATCCTACTTGATCACTGATGCGCTCGATCTGAAAGATGATCGTTGAACCAGGTAGATACGACATTCTCCGGATGGCCTGATCTTGAAAGACCGTCCCGAACTCGCCCCCAGCAACTCCACGAACAATGCCGCCGTCCGGGAAATCCTGGAAGTCGGAGGAGTTCGTTCCGGAGGTCCAGCTTGCCGATGAATTGAAGTCGTTCAGCCCCGACCATTGAATGCGGTAGGACTGCGAGAGAAGCCCGGAGAGCACGAGAAACCGGCCGACCACAGAGATATAGGCCGCCTGCGGAGGGCTACCCAGCGAGTTCGAGAAAGCTGCATCAGACGATAGATTGAAGACCTGCAGAGGCTCGTTGGCCTGTGTTGCCCAGACTAGATTGCCAGTTTGGGCGAACTGCCATTGCGCGTTGGAATTAAGAGCTGAATAATGCGTCGTGCATTTGACGGTTCCGGATCCGCCCGAAGTATTGATCAGGGCCCCGCCCGAAGTTGCCGAAACCTTGAATGAGCTGCCGGATAAGCTTGTTGCGGACACATAATAGGTCGTGCCAGCGATAAGCTGCGCCGGAAGCGTGCCAGCGCCAGCCGAGAATTGTACCGGCTCATTGGCAACGAAGGTGTTGCTCATCGTCACAACGCCAGGGCTGGCATTGGAGATAGTGCAATTGGCTATGCGACCGACATTGACCCAGGTCAGCGCAGTATTATCGAGGCGATATAGCCCCAAAGAGGTGCCGGCGAATACCTGCAAGGCACCATCAGATTTCAGGGCATAGAAGGCGCCACGACAGGCTGCGGGCAATGCAGATGTGGCACCAGCAAAGGATGCGAATGGCCCGTATCCATCGCCGCGTGGCAAAACATTCTGGAGCGCGTGCGCGACTGAACTCGACTCGTAATCGCTGAGATCGGGACGATATTCCCCGAAGGCAAGCATCAGGGCGTCATTCCAACAAGCCGCATGGACATGCCGGTGCGCTCATTGAAGTCCACCGTCTGGATTTCCTGAAACACCTCATCCCGCCGAGCTTTCCATGCTACGGCCTCGTCCAGCTTCTTCATGGCGGCATAGGCTTCGGTCTGCGCCCCGAATAAATAGGCGTCAGGATGATTGGTGAGCAGCCAATTAAGTGCGGAGCTAACCGCTGCCGTTCGTTGGTAATAATCAAACTCAATATCGGTATCGCTCTGCGCGGCCAAGCGAAGATTAGAACCTTCGATCGTGTAGACAGATGGCGTTCCCGAGATCGTGACCGGCCAATCATTCTGAAATACCTGCGGAGGCAGGTATGTCAATTCAATGCGAGGTGAACCCGTCCAGGTAACCCGGCGATGCCCAAGGTAATCACTCGGGATCGTCGCAACGCCATTAACTGGCGTCAACGTTGCCGTGGTTTCCATCAAGCGCACACGCATCTTGCGAGCGGCTGCACATTCAAACAGCGTGATGTAATCCGGAATGAACGCAGTCAGATCATCTCGGGCAAGCCAGCTTGCAACAGCCGCCTGAAGACTCGCATAGCTGGCAAAGGACATTAGACGCTAAATCCGGTTATGATGGTTGGCTTCTTGTCAGTCCTCAGATACGCCCAATCTGGGTCTTGCAGCTTCTTCCAGACAAGCCGGTCCCATTCTTCGCTATACATGCGAAGCTCGGTATTGCCCTTTCTGTGCTCTTCATAGAACCATTCGAGCATCGTGGTATTGGGGATACGGGCATAGCGTCGGCCCCACTCGGAAGGATTGTCTTCCGATCTCTCTTCCTTGTTAAGGTCCAAGATCGGCTCAACATCCTGCACATTGACGAACGTCAGGGTTTTTTCGCCACTATCAACGAAGAGGCGCCGAACAACATCGTTCATCTGTCAGGCAGTCTCGGTTACGTAAAGAGTGCCGCCGGCCGAAACCTGCACGGCAGATACCTTTTCGCCTGGGGCGCATGTAAAGTATTCAGGAGTTAACCCGACGACATAAGCGTCTGAAGTCGTCGCTGTCGGACTGACAGCGACTTTAACGAATGCATCCGTGGTACAGACCACACGGACCCTTTGAACGCCAAGGCCGATTGCCGTAGATGTCGTGCCGGCCGTGCCGGTATAGGCGACGTTCTGAGTAGTCAGAAGCCGGGCAGTGCCCACATAAGACATTTTCTTTTTCATCCTCTAAAGGGGGAATGGCCCGCCCTTAGGCGAGCCAAGTTGTTAGCTACGGACGATAACGGCATAGCAATGAACAACACCGCCGGCCGTACCGGAGCCCGTCATGGCGAACTTAATCAGATCGCCCTCAAGGCAGGTATTCGCGCCAGTGATCGTTGAGTTTGCTGCTACGCCATTCGCAACAGTTCCAGAGACCGAAGCCGCGTCGAGATCGCCACTCGCGGAACCGGATTGAGTAATCACCCAGCTTCCGCCAGTGATCGCCGTGCCGGCAATCGAAGTCGTGACCGTCGCGTCGGCTGTAGCCGCAGCAATGCCGAGCATCGTGCCGACTTCTTTGACCGTGCCCTTGAACGGGGCGCGGATAACGCCAGCCTTGCCGGTGGACACGTCAGTCGCGCCACCGGAAACCATGACCTCCTGAAGAGGATGGTAGATAGGAAGAGCCATTTGAACCTCCAAAGAAAAGGCCGCCCCGAAGGACGGCCATGAGTTGATGATGAAGGTTGCTCTTACGAGGACGTGAGGTCGAACACGCCGCCCGACGACTTCTCGTTGCGCGCTTCCAAAGTGTATTCGCACAACAGAGTTTTGGCGTCGGTATCGCCGGTCTTTGCCAGCATGTAGGAAAGGAAGTTACGTCCCGGCAAGGACGCGTAACCCCATTTCTCCATTTCCAACACCAGCACGTCACGAACCCGCATAAAGAGGTTCGGGACAGCCTTCAGCGTCCCGAAGTCCGAAACATAGATCTCGACAGCCGCCGTAATGTTCTTCTTGGTCGCGTCCTGGGTAGGGGTGGCGCGGCCAGTGAACATCGAGAAGGCCTGCTTGTTGAACGATCCGGTCATGATCGTGCCCGGCTTGCCGCCAGCATCATAGCACTTCTTCAGAACGCCCTTGAGCTGGTTTTCCGTAAACGCGCGCTGAGTGCCATCCGTGCGGAGCGAAGTTCCGTCCGCCGCGGTCGGGTCAACGCCAGAGGCGCCCTTGTCCGTGTTGGTCTTGATCCACGACAGAATGTCCGCCGTCTTGCCGGCGGTCGAGCTATTGCGAGTGACCTTAGCCTGGTTGGCGCCGGTCAGGATCGCCTCGATATCGCGCCGAAGCTCGAGACCCTTGAGCATCTGCTGATAGTCGAACTCGTTTTCACGGCCGGCCGGATCAACGGCCTGCTGAGTGCCAGTCACTCGCGGAGTCTTGCGCGAGATTTGATGCTGGTTGCCGAGACGAACCGTCACGGTGGCGGCGTCGGCAGCATAGCTGTCGTCACCTTCGAGCTGGGCATTCGAGGTAGACGCCGCGGCGAGGGCCTGGGTCTGCCATTCGTGGTTGATGTTGCTCGACTTGACCTTATCGATCCCCGAGAAGAACGGGGTTTCAGTCGGATCAATGCGATAGATTTGGTCGGAGAGGTCTTCGCGATTGCCAACGGCAACGACGGAGGTAAGTGCAGAAGTAGCTAGGCCAGCCATTGTAATTTCCTTATCTGGCGGCGGTTCGCTTGAGGCGCGTCAAATCTGCTGCGATTCTGATCGCCTGCGAGCCGGTCGCACTGTTGAGTTGCTGTTCGAGGGCTTGGATGCGTGCCGTGGGGGAAGATGCTCCCACCTTGGCAACGCCGGGTTTCTGAACGGGAGGAAGAGGCTTGGCAGCGATGGCCTTTGGCGCCTTGAGGATGTCACGGTACTTCAGACCGTCAGCAATGAGCTTCTGGATGCCCGCGTTGGACAGGATTTCGTGTCCAGTATCGTCGGCCATCCATCGGGAGAGCTGATCGTTCTTCAGTCCCAGATCATCGGTAAGCATATTGACCGCTCGCTCGCGGAGCTCACTCGCCTTCTTCGGGTCGGCCATTTCTGGAACCAGCTCGAGGAGAAGCTTGTTCTGTTCTGCTTCGTAAGATGAGCGTTTGGTCTGCTTGCTTTGCGCCACTTCGTTTTGAACACGATCCATTTCCGTCTTCGCGGCCTGCAAGCGCATCTGATGCACCTGCCATGCTTGAAAACGGAATGGGTCTTCAGCCTGAAGCTTAACAACATCATCCATAGTCTTGACGTCGTGAAAATTCTGCTGATTGACGTTCTGCAGCTCCTGTAAGAGGGCAGGAAGATGCGCCTCATACTGTTGCCTTGCCTTTTCCGCCGCTTCACGCCCAGCCTGAATGGCCTTGCGCTGTTCAGCGATTTCGTTCTGACTCCGGCGAAATTCGCGGTTGCGTTCCTGTTCGCGAGTGTGCAGGTATTCCTGCGTCTCGCGGGGCAAGGAAGCAAATCGTTCCTTCTCGGCCTTCGTCCAAGACCTCGGTGGTTCGATGGGCGGCTCTTCAGCCGGGTCGATCTCCTGCGTCTCAACATCACCGGGAGCCTCTTGCGGAGGGTCGGTATCGGCCTTTTCGGCCAATGGGGGTTCTTCCGCGGTCGCCTCGGGGGCGCTCTCGGCGGGCGGCTCTGGTTGTCGGCGAGCCTGGGAAAGTAAACGGGCGGCTTCAGAAACAGTCATGGTCGCAGGAGCGTCGGAGGGTAACGGAATAGATACCGTGTCCCCCGCGGGTGCGGTGGATTCGTCAGACATAAATGTTCCCTGTGTTAGCGGCCGAATAGACCGCGCTTGCGTTCCTGAAGCGAGATCAGGTTATTGAGTTCGGCATCGGCGAGCTTGCCGGCATCGAGGATTCTCCTCAGATGGTTCTCGACTTCGCCAACGAGCCTGTGGGCTTGATAGAGCGTTTCTCTGGCTGGTCCTTGGTCGATC